GGATTCCAGGGTGCACAAGGGAACCAAGGCGACCAGGGCAATCAAGGATTCCAAGGGGCTCAGGGAGCACAGGGTTATCAGGGCGCACAAGGCAACCAGGGCAATCAAGGTACTCAAGGATTTCAGGGTGCACAAGGGAATCAGGGCAATCAAGGCGACCAGGGCAATCAAGGATTCCAAGGGGCTCAGGGAGCACAGGGTTATCAGGGGACACAAGGCAATCAGGGCGATCAAGGAACGCAAGGATACAGGGGTTATCAGGGATTCCAGGGTGCACAAGGGAACCAAGGCGACCAGGGCAATCAAGGTACTCAAGGATTTCAGGGAGCACAGGGATACAGAGGATTTCAAGGGGATCAAGGTAATCAGGGCAACCAGGGAACACAAGGATTCCAGGGAGCACAGGGTGCTCAGGGATATAGAGGGACATGGGAGGATTACTATTGGTATGGAATAGAGATCGACGAATCTGCCTCTTCTCCTGATCCCACCCGTATAGCAAGTGATGGCGATATGGTTTTGCACAACGCAAACTATGGATTGCCATGTCACAATCAGATAAAACCCTGTCTTCAAAATGATGACGGAAGTGTCAACTATTACCTTGACCCAACAGATTGGAGTAAGAAGGCAGACGGTTCAGCGAGTGCATTAGACGGGAGTGCTGGACAGGTGATGAATGAATGGCCGGATTTTTATTTTAAGGTGGAGAACAACTATCCTTCGGCTGGAAAACATCAACTCAAAATCAGTCCTAACAATTTAACCGGATTTACCCTTGTGCCGAAACATTATGTATCTGCCTATGAAGCTATAATACAACGTAGCACAAGCAAATTTGGTAGTTTCATTAACACCGGAACAGATTACAGAGGTGGAAACAACACCTCTGCTTGGGATGCTGCTGTCAATTCATTGCTTGGTAAACCCGTCACAAATATTAACAGGACAGATGGGAGAACATACGCACGAAACAGGGGAACAGGGTGGGATCAAGACATTTATTCAGATCACAAGTGGCTGCTTTGGTTTTTCGTCATTGAATATGCCACATTTCACTCACAGAAAGCTGTTAATGCCAATCTTACCGTTGATGGTTACAGACAAGGAGGGCTGGGTAATGGTGTGACAACGGCAGATGGTACAGAGTGGAGTAATTTCAATGGATATAATCCATTCATTAACTGCGGTGCATCAAATAGCCTTGCAAGTGGAACGGGAGAGGTTTCAGTAGTTAAAACAGATTTCGGAGGTTCTGGAGTAAATAGAACGTTTACTGTGCCTCGTTACAGGGGTCATGAGAATCCATTCGGGCATATATGGAAAATACTGGATGGGGTCAACATCAAAGCACAAGCCGTTGCAGCTGGTGATACAACCCAAACATGGGTATCAGATACTCCTTCGGACTGGAATGATGCGAATTACACGAATTACATTAATAAAGGGAATGAAGCAAGAGTCAATGGTTATATAAAAACAGCACTAATGGGCGCTGGTGCTGAGTTTGTGCCTTCGGTAGCTGCGGGAGGCAGTGATACGACTTATTACTGTGATTATTACTATCAAGATATTCCTGCTTCCGGTGAGGTGCTAAGAATGCTGGTTGTCGGCGGTCGCGCTGATGCTGCGGCGACTGCGGGGTTGGCGAGTTCGGTTTCGCTTACTGCGCCCTCGTATGCGGCTACGATTTTCGGCTTTCGGCTTCGCTTTCAGGCTGTGTAACAGCCCGGTTTACGAACGCCGTAGGCGGGAAAATTTTTAGAGTTCTTTAATATATTATAAGGTTGCTTATCCTAATGCTGATTGTCGGCGGTAACGCTAATAATACGGCGAATGCGGGGTTGGCGAGTTCGATTTCGCATAATGCGCCCTCGAATGCGAATACGAATATCAGCTTTCAGCTAACTTTCATAAAATATTTTCAAAGGATAAGGACCCTGCCTCTTGGCAAAAAACGACAATATAATTAAACGGTGTTGGTAGTGAAAGCGAAGGCTCCAGTTTAAGAAAGCAAAATGAATGAAAAGGATAAATAATTTATACGAGAAGATTTATGCAGTTGACAACCTTGTTTTGGCAGATGCTAAAGCGCGAAAAGGGAAACTGAAAAGTTATGGCGTAATAAAACACGACTTGAACAGGGAACAGCATATCTTGGAACTGCATGAATCATTGAAGAATAAATCCTTCCAAACATCCCGTTATCATATTTTTAAAATAACAGACCCTAAGGAAAGAGAGATATACCAACTGCCTTATTATCCTGACAGAATAGTTCACCATGCGGTAATGAATATTCTTGAACCGATATGGGTATCAATTTTTACAAGAGATTCATATTCTTGTATTAAAGGAAGGGGTATTCATGGAGTGGTCAGGAAACTAAAAGAAGATTTACAGGATTATGAAAAGACCACCTACTGCCTGAAGATGGACATACGGAAATATTATCCGTCAATAGACCACGATATTCTAAAGTATATTTTAAGGAAGAAGATAAAGGATAATGACCTAATGTGGTTGCTTGATGAAATCATTGACAGCGCACCCGGAGTACCCATTGGTAACTATTTAAGTCAATTCTTTGCGAACCTTTATCTTGGATATTTTGACCACTGGATTAAAGAAGAAAAGAAGATAAAATACTACTATCGCTATGCAGATGACATAGTTGTTCTTTCAGACAGCAAGGAATTTCTGCACGGTCTTTTTGATGAGATAAAAACATACCTCTCAATAGTGCTTAAATTACAAATAAAGGAAAACTATCAGGTATTCCCGGTTGATAAAAGAGGAATAGATTTCGTTGGTTATAGGTTTTATCATACGCATATATTATTGCGCAAATCAATAAAGAAGAGGTTTGCAATGGCAGTTAAAAAGGTAGGATATTATAATAAACACATTCACTCATCCTATTATGGATGGTCGTTTTATTGCAATAGTAAGCACCTATTAAAAAAACTTGCGGCATGAATAGTTTTAAAGACATAGGAATTTCTACAGTATCTAACTGTTTTACAGGAGATAAAATAAAAATTGCCAAAATTCTTAATAAGGATATTGTCATCCATAATTTCAGAATTGAGCAGTCAAAATATCCGAAGAATAAAAGCGGTAAATGCCTTCACTTGCAGATTGAAGTTGATGGAGAAAAGAAAGTATTATTTACAGGGTCAGATATTCTTATATCTACAATGGAAAAAGTAAAAGGAGAGAATCTGCCCATATCATGCAAAATAATTCAAGAAGGAGAACATTACGAATTTAAATAATGAAAACAAAAAGTAACACGCCAATAGCAGAAGTCCAGCGATGGAAAGAAGGCCAATGGGCAATGGCCGTAAATGCCGTTGATCATGGCTATCTGCCTACGGGAGATCCCATGACAGATAAGTCAGGTGAGCGATATGAGGCTGACTTTACCATTGTTGATGCACTAAATGCCGAGGAAGCTATTTTTGCTTTCACACGGATGACACAAGACCCTACATTTGACCAGAAGGTAGTGGATAACATTGAGGTCAACGGCAGACCGGCGATTGAAACAAAACCTACATACGCCACTCCTGTGGTTACGACAATTTTTAAACCTCTGCCTGTAACGGGAACACCATTGGAAATCGGTGAGATATATTCTTATGGCAATAGTGCGGTAATGGTGAAACAAAACCACAAGAGAACCATTTACGCACCAGAATTGATCCCTGACTTATTTTCTTTTTATCGTAAAAACACGGATGAATTGCTGTGGATTATTGGAGAAAAGGTAGAACTTGGGTGGAAGAGATGGCGTGATGGGAAGCAATACATCTGTTTACAAGAACATCAGACGCAAGTAGATTGGACACCCATACTTACAATAGGTGTACTTTGGGATGAAGTGCCTGGCACTCCTGAAATTCCTGTATTTGTACAACCAACAGGGGCGCAGGATGTATATCACTTAGGAGATAAGGTACACTTTCCGACGATATCTGACCTTGTATATGAATCATTGATTGACAATAATTCATGGTCGCCAACAGAATACCCGTCGGGATGGCTGGAAATTGCTGAACCGGTTGAGCCAAAACCATTAGGCATTATCAAAGTTGCAACTTTAGTGAGTGACATTCCAACAGGAGCAAATATAACTCCGGTAGATTTAACAGATTTAGGTTGGGAGTATGAAGCAAATGCGATATATCTTTTCAAATGGATAGGAGATGTTTTGCCTGCAAATGCAAACACAGGATGCGGATTTCAATTAAATGTTTCGACAGCCATTACACAAATTTCAATGGAGTTCCATCATCAACTTACCAATACAGGAACCCTAACCGGAGGATCATCAAGTCAGGACGATGTTTCAATAGGTATAAGTTCGGGAACGGCAAGTGCAAGCGTTCCAACAGTCATAACAGGAAATGGTATGTTACGAACTGGTTCAGAGGCAGGAACAGCACAATTAAGGTTCAGAAGTGAAACTACTGCTGTGACAGTTGCAAAAACAGGGATGACACTTATTGTTGAAAAGGTAAAATAGTGTGGAAACATTAATATTATATAGATATGGATGATAATAGTAGAAATACGGTGCCTTTGGAAAGGCATATAGATAAACAGTTTGAGCTTTTTGAGAAATCTGTTAATGACCGTTTTAAGTCTCTTAATGAGTATATTAATGAACGGTTTCAGTCAGCACAACTTGCTGTTGACAAAGCAACAGAAGCATTAAAAGAAAAACTGGAGGGGCTTAATGAATGGAGGCTACAAAGCAAAGATCAGACTGCAACGTATCCAACAAGGATTGAAATAAAAAATATTGAAAAAGATATAATGGACTTGCGGGAATCAAGAGCTGAACTGAGAGGTATGGCAACCCAAAAGTCTGTTAATACAAGTATTATTATTGCCATAATAGGTTTACTTATTGCAAGTATGTCTCTTATTTATGCTTTTACAAAATGACATTTATGGCAGACATGATAAACAGGATTGTAGATCAACTGATTATTGATGAGGGCATCAGGTTGAAACCTTATTATTGCCCCGCCAATAAACTCACCATTGGCATAGGGCGAAATTTAGAAGGTAATGGATTATCATGGGATGAGATGATTACACTGATACAATCATACAATCCTTATAACGAAAAAAGGAAACAACGATTTCCGGCAGATTATCTACGACAAGACGGTGCAGTATTAATGGAAGCACTTATAAAAGATTTCAATAAATGGGGCATTACCCGTGATGAGGCTATTTACCTGTGTAAAAATGACATCTATAATTGTATAAACCAACTGAATAAAAAGCTGAAATGGTTCGAATCATCCCCGGAAGAATTGAAGGAAGTGTTGATTAATATGTGCTTTAACATGGGGATCAAAAGCCTTTTAACATTCCGTAACACTTTGTATCACATGTCTGTTGGGCAGTACAAAAAAGCATCTGTCAACATGTTAAAAAGCAAATGGGCTCGTCAGGTAAAAGGAAGAGCTGTAAGGCTTGCAGAAAGGGTTAAAAAATTAGAGGAGGAATAGAAATGATCATTTATGTAATATTATTAATAGTATTATTTGCCTGTATCAGCAGATTCAAATAATGAAAATTAAAGATTGTCTCAAAAACAAAGAGAACAGAACACCAAATTGGGTTTAATTGATAGGAGGAACAGGAATGAAAATACGTAATATTTTTATGCTTTTTTTTGCACTGTTGATGGTGCAGTTTGCATTGATGTTTACACAATGCGAAATAGAGCAGGATGAAGGGGTAATGAAATCTGACCAGACGGAACCGAGTTATAATCCAATGGTCACCCATTCCACGATAACTCCAAATCCGTTGCCCTTCAGTGGTCGGGGGAAGTTGTCCTTCTATTGTGGTAATTCCGGAAGGGATTCCATACCTGTTGTCGAAGGGCAGGAGCTAACGATGATTATAACGTTAAGCCATGGGGTTCCTGCTACCTACAAGCCCCTGGATGCTTTGTGCGGTGTGTATATTGACTATTTTGATTGGTCATATAATGCACTGAATACTACGTATTTTGCAAAGCAAAAGAAGACATTACCACCGGCTATGCTGGGGGATGTGAATATCCAATTCCAATCCACGCATTTGAAATCAAGTGCCAATGGCTTTAATTGTAATTTGCAGACGCCAGCTTTCACCCACGGGTACAATAACCAGGATGATGATTATGTCAATGCCTATACTTATTGTGAACAGGTAGGCATTCCTGGGCCTATTACCTACCTAGAGAACTGGACAGGAATACCATATAATACTATGGTAGACTTTTCAGTAAGGATTGCAGACTTTAAAAAGGTAGGAGCAATTTCATTGGTAATGAAATATGATCCTGCGGTTCTGGAATTTAAGGACATTATAAAAGTGGCCAACATTCCGAATTTCATGGCGGTGGCTATCAACAGTGAAATAAGGATGAGTGCTTATTGGAGTTCCAATGATTCACTATTGACACTTCCAGATGATGCTGTGCTGTTTCAGATAAAATACCTATACAAAGGATCTCCTGAGACAACATTTCTGACATGGAATGATGACGACGGAGCAAGTTGTGAGTATGCCGGAGGTTCTCCTGAGTATATTCCTTTTGTTGATATTCCTTTCGAGACATATTATTTAGCGGGTAGCGTCACAGGGGATATTTCAACGGGAATACGTGAAATAAAAATGGGGTCATGGGATGGTACTATTCCCGTAACCAGGATACAGGCAAGGAGGACAGGAAATAAACCTGACAGAATTAATGTTACAAGTGGAACAAGAAATAACAGTAAAAAAAGTAAACGAAGATGAGTAGTCCAGCCCGAAAAGTTCAATACAATGCAACAAGACCGACATCGGTGGTGGTGATGACATTATTGTTTGAGGGGGTTCAGTTGCTTTTTCCTGATGCCATGTCACAGGTACGGTGGTGGGAATATACAAGGTTTTGCTTGCGGTAGGTTTTATGGGTATCATAGATAAAGGTATCAACAATAGGAGAGAAATCTGGGCTTGGATAAAAGGTATGTTCACAAAAAAGAAAAAGGTACCGGTGGAAATTGGGTTAACCGTGAAAATTAAATCCTCAGAGGAGGTGGAAGTCCTGAAGGAAAAGATAAATGAAACTTTGAAGGGTGGAAGCACAGACGTTGTACAGATTAAGGCAAATGTTGTTAAAACAGAGGATTAAAACATTGATTATGAAAGCTAAAGCCAGTACAATTACATTGGAATCTCCTGTGACATATTTGGATGATATGTCTGTGGGCGTGGGACACATTATCAAGTATCCCGTGAAAGTCAGAAACATGAGTGGGGTTGGAGCCATATCATTGACTATGATGTATGACCCAACAGTGTTGGAACATATCGACGTTACCAATACGGCAGGGTTGCCAAATCTTATCTTTGGCGCCTATGCTCCGGGCATATTGCGTATATCTGCATTCTGGGGTGAAACTGACGTATTACTTACATTACCTGTTGGAGCAACGCTGTTTACTGCAAAATTCAAATGGATTGGTGCTCCTGGAAGTACGATTGTAAGCTGGAATGACGATGATGGATCATCCTGTGAGTATGCAGGTGGTGCACCTGACTTCACTCCTTTCCCTGACACCCCTGCCGCTGATTATTATAAGTGGGGAACCATTACGGGTGTGAAATATCCACTGTTCAATCCCTTTGTTAGAAATGGTAAGATCACCCCTGCCCCTGTGGTTGGGGATGGCAAGGCTGTATTGTCTTTTGAACTGGGTAATTCAGGAAGTTCTGACCTTATATTACAGTTGGGGCAACAGATGGGAGTAGTGCTGACATTATCCAACTGTGTCCCCAATGAGAAGTCTGCATTGGATGCCCTCTGGGGAACATTCAGGGATCATTTTAACTGGGTATATGATCCACTGACATTCACTTATACAGGTACACAAAATCGAAACATCCTCAGAGAAAGTTCAGGCACAATTTTCGTTAACATCCTTGCCACAAAACAGCAAGATGTAGGCTTCCGTGTCAATATACAGCCTAACCCTACGTGGAATGGTCCTGTGGATGAAGGGTATAACGACCAGGAAGATGATTCTGAAGGTGTCTATACGCTGTGGTTGAAGCCTGTTGTAGAACCTAATCCTCAGATGAATATTGTCGTGCGTGGCTTTGATGCTGCATCATGGGCAAAAGGAATGTTAAAGGCAGGGCTTACTTACACGTTTACGGTTGGAGTGGCACACTATTCCATTCCCGATGACCAGGTGCGTAAGGCTGTCCGGGTGCTGATGACTGAGATGTTCAAATTCTACAACGTGACCACGGAAGTTATCCCTTGTGTAGGCATGGGCAATGTTTTAGCTCCGGCATGTGGAGGCCCGGTGGCTGGTACTATTGCCTTGACAAAGACATGGTTCGGCTCTACATATACGGTCACTAACGTGACTAGACTGGTGACAAATGCCAAATTATCATTTATAAAGATAACGGGTAAAGTTTAATTTAATTTAAAAAAGTAAAAAGATGAAGGAGACTACTAAAGCGTTAGTCCTAACCGCAAAAATGGGCACAAAGGTCGTCGAAGCATTAACGGACGACGGGAGAATTGACTTTTCGGAAGGCATTGACCTGGGCATGACATCGCTCAAATTCATTGGTGTTTTCAAGAGCATCAAAGAAATCAAGGAAGAACTGAAGGGGTACAACGAGGAAAAGAAGAATGCACTGGTATCAGCTTTCAAAACGGAATTCGATCTGCCAGATGACGAGGTTGAATTCAAAGTGGAAACCGGTCTTGAATTTCTGCTGAACCTGTACTTGTACATACATGGGGAAAAGGCGGCTGCGGAAGTTACCCTGCTTAAAACACAGGTGAAAGCGGCTTAAAAAGTGCCTCCTAATGTCAACGTTGCATGATATACCTGTTAAGCAAGTTGAACCTACTTCCGGGAAAATTCCTGGGGGCCCTAAAGGGATCCGCTGGTTTGGAATAAAGATCAGGATTTCGATTCGTAAGATATTGCGCTACTTGCTGCGCAAACATTGATTGTTTGATTTAGGTTAATGAAACTGGGCGGATATTGATCCGCCCTTTTTCGTTTTGCCGGAAATAGACGGGAAGTTATGTTGTATTTCTTCGGAGCGGAAGCCTATTTTGCGTTTCAGGTATTGTTCCGTGGAGCGCATGGATAGGTGTCCGTTTTGTCGCTGGCGGGCGGCCATGGGTATACCGGCATCTTCGGCGCGGGAGTTTCCGGTATGTTTCCACGAGTACAGCTTGTAGGATTCTGGTAACTGGAGGCGGTCCCGGATCACGTTAAATCGGTTTCTGAGGTTATTTTGTCCCACAGGCGAGGGCCCTGGCATCCCGTTTTGTCCTATAAGGAAGTAGGAGGTCGGGTAAAGGTGGAGTTTCCATTCGCTGACGAGGTAGGATCGGAACTCATCGGGGATAATGCATATTTTGGGTTCGTTTGTTTTTACCACTTCTGCGGGGATGTAGATCCGCGATGCTGCCAGGTCGAACCATCCTATGCGGGCCATGCGTATTTCCTGGCCGGGTCTGAGAAAGCAATAGTATTCGAGCTGGATGGTAAGGTAGAGTTGACGGTCGCGTTTTATTTCCGCGACAAGCGGCTCTATGTCCGCAGAATTTATGGGCCGGGGGGCCTGGTCGTTGACCCTGCGGGTATGGGGAAGGTCATGCATGGGTGAGGTTCGGATATAGTGGTTTGTCACCATCCACACGAACACCCGGGATAGCATGTGTTCGTATTTGCAAAGGGTAATGCGGGCCAGCTTCATCGAGGGGTCTGAGATCAACCACTGGAAGAAATCGTACACGACTGGCTGGGTGATGGTGGTTATGTTGTTGCCCTGGATCCCTTTCATGTCAAGCCAGTTGTTGAACGACCGGAATTTACTTACGTAGTTCAGGTATGTTTTTCGCGCACAGCTTTCGATCTGGGGGAGGAACTGGTTGGCATAGTAGGAAAAAGTGCGGTTGGAGCGGCGTTTTTCTTCATAGGCACGACTGGCGGCAACGTACCGGAGGGAATCGGTATAGATGACGCTCTGCTGCTCTTCCTGGAAGGGGTTCCATCCAGACTGCAGCAGGGTGGTATATTGCAGTATCACCTCTTTGGCATGGGAATATTTTGCCTTTTTGGTATAGCATCGTCCGAAGCCTTCGTAGAGGCGGAAGCGTTTCATGAGTCCGTCGATGGGGTTACGGAAGGAATAGTGGACGAACCACTGTTTGGAGGCATCCCCGCCGTAGTCGAAGAGACGGGGGAGGATGCATATTTTTTCGCGTTTCATACGGTTAATATTAGCGGATGTTACAAAGGTTTTTGCGTTTTTGTCTGTTTTCGTGTCTGTTTTTGTCTGCTGTCTGCAAAAACAGACAAATTTTTGCTGTAATAACCTTTTAATTAACGCGTCGCGCGTGGTTTGTGGAACTGGCGGGAGGTTCTACACCAGTTTAACGCATTGTTTATAAGGTATTTGCAATTTGTCTGATTTGTCTGTTTTATTTATTTTCCTTTTTCTATCTTTTTCATACTACTTTCCCTTCTTCCAGATAATTTTCAGGCGGTTTATCTGTGGAACTATATTTTTTTTGAGTTAGCTGTAATTGTTCTATCAACTGTCCCTGTGCTGCTATTGTTTCCTCATTGCATTTGATAATGCGCTCACGCAATAAGCAATCCTGACAACTATACATTTTTACCGATACCGGATCATCACTAACATAATCCTGTGATTGTTGTGATTTTTCCTGATACATATTATTTAACATGTTCCCTGTCCCATTAATAAGCCAGTTAGCATTTAATTCAGAATAATACCGTAGAATATCCGGGATGTGTTTGTCTGGCAATGGTTCTTCGTCAGTAAGCCAATTACTTATTTGTACCTGGCTACGCAAGTGAAGAAGCTTGCGTAAATCTTCTTGTTTTATATTTTTTTGATCTAAAAAATCCCTAAGTCTCTTATTAACAGTTTTCATTATTTATATCCTTTCTAAATTCTAAGATTGTTAATAAAATATAAGAAAAAAGACATAAGATGTTAATGAAAAAAACATATATTTGTTAATATATTATTATTCAAATATACATCTTTTTTTAATATACAATATGGAGAAACAATTACTAAAAAAATTAAAGAGGCTTCCAAAGGGGTCGAGAAAACTCCTTGCCCAGGAATTCGGAGTATCACTTGGGCACATATATAACATATTATCAGGACAAAAGGAGAATGATTACGTTGTTCTCCGAGCTGTCGAGATGCTTGGTCAATTCATTGAAAAGAAAAGAGAAGCTGAAAAATTTTTAGATGGTATAAATTGATCGCTTAATTAAAATCATATGAATGAAAATCAAGCTTTACAACTTCGAGATAATGCCCGTTCTGAGTTAATGCAGATAAAGGACATTGAAACTGGAATCGGGTATTTAAACAAGGTCAAAGGAATTGAAGTTTGGGCAAAAGCAGAGAAAAAGGATGCTGAACTTCAAAACATAATTGCAGAACAAAAAATAAGAACACAGCGAATATTAGGGCAACTGATTAAAGTAGGCCAGGAGGCCGGGGAAATAGCAGAAAAAGGAGATAGAAACGATCATTTCAAATATAACACAGAGGAAGATTTGAAACCCAAAACCCTATCCGACATAGGTATCACGGCGAAGCAATCAAGTACATTTCAGACTATTGCATCAATACCGGATGACCTTTTTGAAACTGCAATAATTGAAAAAAAACAAGCAGTTGAGCAGGCAGTCAATGAACTCACAACAGCAGGTATGATGAAATTTGCAAAAGAGGTAGAGCAAAACAAAAGGAAACAGGAAGCGGAAATTTCAGAGAGAGATAGAAAACTCATTGATGAACTTAAAAAAGGTAAAACGGTAGTTATAAATCAAAGAACTGATCTTGCTACCATAAAATGGGCGGAAGATCATGGTAAATACATAAGGTGTGACCGCTTTTCAGATTGGGGAAACCCTTACGAAATGGATAAAGATGGAAACAGAGATGATGTATGTTATAATTATAAATACCACTACATAGAATTTAAGCCATCCCTATTAAGCAAAATACACACACTTAAAGGTAAGGCATTAGGATGCTGGTGTGCTCCTGAGAAATGTCATTGTGATACATTAAAAGATTTAGCAGGTGAATAAGATTAAAATTAAATATGTTTTATTGGCAAAGTCAATACCTGAATATAGTAAAAGGGATGGCGTTTGTTACACCTGTTCTCTTGGTTATTCTCCTGAATTAGGATTAATCCGTGTTTATCCTTTACCAATTTCTTCCATGAACAAATGGGATGTTTATGAGATTGAAGTGGAAAGGAATAAATATGACACAAGATCTGAAAGTTGGAAACTATCAAGTTATGCTCGAAAAGAAAACTGGGTTGGGCTGGATAAAGATGTAAAACCATTATACAAAGCTGATCCAAAAGATACTATAAATTTAATTACTCAATTCAAATGTGTTTCAATTAAGCAACTAAACAATTTAAAAAAATCTATCGGTTTAATTCAACTCTTAGAACATCGTATTTACTGGAAACCGAATAATAGATTTTTAGAAACAAAAGAATATGGACTATTCGGCGATGTTGAAATAGCGGACTTTACTAAATATACTAAGGAAACAAAAAATAAAGAAGCACGGATTTTTTTTAGAGATAAAGACGGTGAACATGATATTCAATATAATGAATGGCAAGTTTACGAATATCAAAGAAAATTTAAAGCATCCGACGAAGCATTCAGATTTATAAAAAACAGCAACATTTTACTGGTGGGGAATATGCACAATTATAGAAACACCTGGATTGGGCTGGGTATGTTTAAGTCATATTCATATAATTTATTTGAGGTAGGATCTGATGTTAATAATACGTTCACTAATGAAATTATAGACTACCAACAAACATTATTTTAATGTCAATAAATAAGAAAATTTCTAAATAATAAGATTATGGAAACTGAAAAAGATTTGGATGCAGTGATGGGTCCCGAGATGGGGCCGGCGGATGCTCTTACTAACCGGATTGTACTGGGATGCTTGATTGCGTTGTTTGTTTTTGCAGTATTTGGATTCGGGGCCTCAATTTTATTATTGATTAAAGAAATCAAATCATGAATATAAAATTAACAGGAGCACTTCCGGAAAGACTGAGAAAATACGGAATAAAACCTGGGAATGTTTATCAGGATGTTCCTTTTGCCCCGGGACATATAAAAGGAACGGTTCTGATTTCATTCGAATACGACGACACCATGATAAGCGAAATTGTATATCCGGAAAATTATGTGATAGTAAGAAATTGGAAATCAATTCATAAATTTTTCTTATGCCTCGTCTATTAAAAACATCTGAATACAAGATTGTATCGGACCATCGCTGGCAGGGAGGAACTGTTACAAACGACGCTCACATCCTGAAACTGAATGGTATTAAATCACCTGGGGAAAAAGGATTATATGCCAAAGCATATTCTAAGGATGGTAAAACTGAAATATGGCTGAAAACTCCTGAAAGGCTTGAAATTTTCAAGAAGAACACTACTGATATTAATAACTATACCATTGAAATTTTAAATAAACCATAGTTATGAAGATGAACATATACAATCGGAATACCTTGAATTCCAGATGTTTTTTAAATAAAGAGCCATACATAAGGTTTTCAATTTCAAATACAATTCATATTACGGGTATTGGCGCCGATGTTTTGAAAGTTAGCAAAGGAATGTCTGTTGAATTCATCCAGGATGCAGATAGGCCAAAAGATTGGTATGTTACCAATTCAGCAAATGGATTTAAACTACGGCAAGGGAAAAGCTGTCTTTGTTTCAACAACAAGGCACTTGCCGAAAAAATACGCAAATCCTTAAATATTACCGGGAAGTTTGCGCTCAAAATATGCAAGGAGCCGGTTATGGAAGGCTCATACATTTTACATGCCTTATTAACCTCTAATCCACTATGATCATGTCTTACCATACTGAAGCACGGGAATATATTGACAGGCTTGTAAGGATCCAGCGCTTTCTGGTAAAAAAATACCCCAACAGGGACCATAAAGCCATGCTTAATTCACTCACAATAATCAGGATTGGATATGATACTATTGATACCCGAAAGGATTCGGGGATGATGAAATTCTGGAAGAGATT